GCTGCCATATCCTTTTCATTCAACCCAATCATTAATGACTTTTGCATAATTCTTGAATTTTAGGGGTTAAACATAAATTACACCTTTCAATGCGGTTTTAATCGCATCGGTTATTTTAGGTGCGTTGGATTCACGTATCACGCCGATAACCCAAGCCGATACAAACAAGTTGCCGTTTTCAACAACATCTTCATTTGAACCCGCAAAAGCGGAAGGCGTTACTTTCAAGGTAGTGTTTGCGCCGGTTGTTTCAAAGGCGCAAGTGTCGGCGGCAATAGCCGCGCCAAGCGTTGTACCAACGGTAATCACGTCTTTGGCGGAATTTGATTTGTCAATTGCTGTAATTGCTTGTCCGGTTGCCGAACCCGCTGCAAAGTAGTTACCCACTTTGAAATGGTGTCCTTTGGCAACTTCATAAGTCGTTGCCGTGGCGGTGGCGGCGGTTATGATTTGTGCGGTCTTGCAGACCTCAAACATACCATTCGCCCCCTTACCTATTGGCGTACCCTCAAACAATGCAGAACCACCCAAACCCGCAACCGATACGGTTACACCGCCGGGAATGTCGGCAACGCGGTGAAGTACACACTTCACAACGCGGTTGTCTTTTTTTCTTTCAATTTTCAGTCCCATTGTAAATTGGATTTAATGATTTATACTTTTTTGCCCTCAAACTGATTATTGTCGGGCTTTTGGCTATCTACAAATTCGGCGACACCTTTGGAAACACCTTGTTCGTCCTTTGCGGTGAAAAGTGGTTTCGATTGTCCGCCCAATGCAGCGTTTGCCATGTTTTGATTTGCGGTTGTAATGGCGGTTTCTTTTTCGGTCAAGTATTCGTTAAATACTTCGTCCGAATCAAATTGCATACGGGCAAAGTCTTTCAAGACTTGCGCCTTAAAATTTTCGTCTTTGCAACCACTCAATTTGTCGGTTAAAGTTTGAAGCCTTGTTTTCGCAACATCGTCTTTTTCGTACTTGTCAAGTTTTTGTTGTAACGGTGCAAGCCTTTTTTCCAACATTGCATCAAGTTTTGCCGCAATATCGTTTGGGTCGCCACCTTTGGTTTTTGAATCGTCATCCGGGTCTGGACTTTTCTTTTCCACCAAATCAAACTTCTTTTTCAAGTTCGTTTCAAATGTTTTGTTGCCATCGGAAACCTCTTTGTCCACTTCCGCGCGATATTCCTTTATGAACTCATCAACCTGTTCTTTGGTTAATTTGCCGACAAGGGTTTTCGCTTCGTCTTCGGTTGTCGCTTGTAACGCAAGTGTGCGTGCCAATTGATTCAACCCGTCTTTGCGCACGCCTGAAAATGCAGCAATCAGTAATGCGAGGATTTTGTCTTTCATTGAGAATGAATTTTAATTGTTATACATCGCTAATCAAAAGCAAGACAAAAATACTGTGTGTTATAGTAATATATTTAGTTTTCGCTGCCAAGTTATTCGTGATTTATTCACATTTTGCTTTGCAAGTGCATTTTTTTTGAAAGTTTTTTATCAAAATAGTTGTTTTATTAAATATAATATCTATCTTTGCGGTGTATTACTATAATACATTTAAGTTCAACAATTAAAAAACGCAACAATTATGACAACGAAAGAGTTAAATTTTTTAGACTGTTTAGTTAGAAATGGATTTGACAACTCCAATGTTACTATCGTAGTAAAAGACACCGTCCTACACGATGTTTTTGAACAAGAAGTGAGAGATGAACGTAAAATTGCAAAAGCCGGTATTTATGTTTGGAATGAAAAAGTTTGCAACCTTGTAAACTGTGAATGGGAAGAAATTCAGCCAAATGATAGTTTTGTAGATGTTTATAATAACACTATATATTACTATTCATTTGATTAAAAGTGTATCACTATAACACATTACGGCAATGATAAACAGAGAATTAGCAAAAGCAATCGAAAATTATTTAGTAGCGTTGAAATTACACGGCACAAAGCCAACGCAAAGACGATTCAAACTTCTTAAAGAAGCCGAAAGCAAGTTGTTTGCTTTGGTTTTTATTGAAAACAGTTTGTTGGATATAACCCAAATATTTGCCGACTTACGGGATTATTGGGACACGTTGGAAGTAGGAAAATAGTAATAATCGGGCGGGCAACCGCCCATAAAATATTCGCAACAATGAAAAGAAAAGTTTATAAAATTTCAAAAGAAAGAGCCATTGAAATAGCAATGAATCACAACTGCGTTTCAAGACAAATTGCAGAAAATTATACAAATTCAGAACTGAAAGAAGTGTTGAAGCAATTAAAATTATCGGCAAATTTTTAAAACAGAAAATATTTATGTATTTAGAAAATCAACGGCGTGATGGCGAAATATTTATTGCCAACGTAAAAACAAAATCACCCATTAAAGAATGACAAAAAACAGTTTAAAACACTTCGGCGCGGAACTATTGCGCTTGACATTCACGGAAAGAAAATCCCCGAAGACTATTATGTTCCATTATTCATTCACAAATCCGAATTTGATTTGTATAACAAAGTGTGGCAAATAAATAAATGAATTATGGATACATCAAAAAAACATATTGCAAGTTGCAGCTTTGGGAAAGATAGTTTGGCAATGATTCTTTTAATAATAGAAAAGAAATTGCCGCTTGATGAAGTTGTATTTTACGATACCGGAAAAGAATTTCAAGCAATATACGACACACGCGACAAGGTGTTACCATTGTTGCATTCACTTGGAATAAAATACACGGAATTAAAGCCACAAATGCCATTTGATTATAAAATGTTTGAAAAACCCGTAAAAAAACGCGGAACAAATATGATACACAAATTCGGTTATTCGTGGTGCGGTGGTACGTGTCGTTGGGGTACAACGGACAAATTGGCTACATTGAAAACGTATATCGGCGTAAATTACGATTATGTTGGTATTGCCGCAGACGAAGTTAATCGTATTGAAAAAGAAAAACGCCCCAATAGGTTACTTCCACTTGTTGATTGGGGCTTAATAGAAAGTGATTGTCTTGAAACTTGCTACAAACACGGTTTTTATTGGGAAGAACAAAATATTAGACTTTATGACATATTAGACCGTGTTTCTTGTTGGTGTTGTCGAAACAAAAATTTGAAAGAATTAAAAAACATTTTTACACACTTGCCTGAATATTGGGATAGGCTTAAAGAAGTACAAAGCCGATTGAAAGAACCAATGAAGGGGCAAGGGAAAAGCATCTTTGACCTTGAAACGAGATTTAAGCGTGAAATGGAATTGATTTGATTATTATATTAAATAAAATTACTATCTTTGTATGAAAAAAGAATTTGATTTTGAGAACTTGGCGACCCGATACGGATTGCCGGTTGAGTTCGTAACAGAACTGTACGAAAAGGTTGTGGACAAAAACAATTTCGGGCGTGCCGTCCGAATGTTTACCAATGGAACAATGCCGTATGATATGGCAACGGGCAAAGAACCAATCAATGTTGCCGAATTGCGACACAAGGTTGCAACCGACCTTGTAACACAACGAGGCGACCAAAAGGCAAAAATCGCGGCGGCAATGGAAGAACAACGCAAAATTGTTGATTATTACAATAGTTGCAAGGCGTTGAAATACCCGACAAAGCCCAAAAACGGCGTACAAGACGTTGTTTTTATCAAAGGCGGACATTTGGTTGCTTTTGCCCGATTCGAGCCGAAACAAGGCGGTATTTACGCCGCCAATAATGAAGTGATGCCAAACTTCAAATGGAATCCGCACCAATGGTTGGGGCGTTTGCGCAAGTTGAACAAGGCTTTTTACCGTGAAATGAAAAAAGCGGCTTTTGCCGATGATAGAAAACTATTTGATTTTAATACCCCAATAGATGGCAATACACAGGACAATAATTAACGCCAATTCACGCAAAAAGGTGATGAATGGCAATACACTTTACCACGTCAAGTTTGGCGATGATACGCACGCTTACTTCGGTTCAATAGCCGCGATATTCGACACATTTACGCCCGAAAGATTGGGTGTGTCAAAGTCCCGGTTGTGGTCTTTCGGCATCACGCCGGAACGACCATACCGGAACAAGATTTGCACCATATACAGGGGCGAAATACAGAGAAAGAAAGGAAACCGTAAAAATTTAGTTTATGTTAGGGGCGATAATAGGTGATATAATAGGTTCACGCTTTGAGTTCAAAAACCATTTAAGTACGGATTTTGAATTGTTTACAAGCGATTGTGCGTTTACAGACGACACCATTTGTACGGTGGCGGTTGCCGATGCTTTATTGAAAAGCGTATCGTTTGAAAAATCTTTACAACATTGGTGTCGTAAATACCCGAATCCCAAAGGTGCGTATGGCGGTTCTTTTGGAATGTGGGTACATTCGCCCAACCCAACGCCATATTGGAGTTTTGGCAACGGTTCGGCGATGCGTGTTTCGCCTTGTGCTTGGTTAAGCAATGACAAGACAACGGTTTTGAGAAATGCACATTGGTCAGCGCAATGCACACACGACCACCCCGAAGGCATTAAGGGTGCAATTGCAATTGCCGATTGCATTTATCAATCCCGACAAAAATATTGCTCAAAGGGAATAATCAAAACCCTTGCAAGCAATGAATATGGTTATAACCTTGATACGACTTGCGATGCGATACGCGAAACAAATACTTTCAACGAAACGTGCCAA